TTCAATAGTTTGAAAATTAAAGTCAATATCAGAATCAATAAACAATAAATGTGTATAACCATCTTCATGATTTAACATTTCAGCCACACATAAATTCCTACCTTGTGTTACCAAAGAAGATTTCATTATAGTAAAACTAACTAATATTTTTCTAAGAATACAATCTTGTTGAAATTTTAACACTGCTTGACAATAGTGCATTGAAACATCACTATGTACTGGGGTACATACCATTATCTTATATGGAGATCTGCTTTCTGGTTTAGGGTCTGATAGATCTATTACTTCAGCGCCTGTATTAGATTGTTGAATAGTCTGATAAGTATCTTCGTTAAACCAAATAGGCTTATTGGGATTTTGCATTAATGACTCCTTTTAAAAATGTTGTCCACTGCATAGCTATTTTATTCCATTTGTAATAAATATGCGTGTATCTAGATTGTGAATATAAGTGATCATGTATTTGTTTTTGATCTAGCGTATGTGATGCTTGTTCAATACCAAAACCAAACTTCTGTGCTAGTGATCTATGATTAGAATCGTATGGTATATACATCGGAAACTCTGCTCCTGTTTCATACAAAGCACCAAAATCATCAACGATACAATATAAACCTGCAGCCATACATTCAAGCAAAGATATACAAGATGTTTCTTCAAAGATACTAGGATAAGCATACATGTGATAATTTTTTAAATTATCTTTTATGTATTGATTAGGTTTATATCCAATGTAATTTACATTAGGTAATTTCTCTGCTTGTTCATAAAGCTGTTTATATTCGTGATCATTTTGATCATAAAATTGTTTACCATAAACTTCTGTAGATGAATATACATCTAAAGTAACCAATGGATTTTTTACTAATTGCATTGCACCTAACAACACAGACAAACCACGCCAAGGTGTGTTTTGGTGTATTATTTTTATAGGCTGACCTTTTTGATATGGCTTAGCCTTTTCTATTTGATCAATACCATTTTTAATAACCACACATCTATTTGTAGGTATATTAAAGTTGTATCTAAACTTCTCATAGTTCCAATGACTGTTGAATACATACCAATCATATTTATTATGATTAGATGGATTGCTAAACCAAGGAGCTAGATTAGGTTGATCGTAAGAATTTTTTTGCCAAAGTATATTTGGTTTAGTTGGATGCAAAGGTATTTTCTCTGGCACCGAAGTACAGATTTGTACTTGATCTAATAATTTATTATCGACATGTTTTCTTAAGTAGTCGAATTGTAATTCTGTTCCACCTTTAGGGTTTTCATTTCTTATTTTCATTTACGATCCTTTCTATTACTTTAAATGCAATAATTGCTTCAGAAGCTAATGCATAATCAGGGCTACAACATATAAAAATTTTGTCAAATTTTTTATTTTTTATATAACTTAAATTATGGTCAAAATAATAAGATTTTAAATTTTCTAAACGATTAATTAATATATGATGTGAATTTGGATTATTAATCCACAAATAATTTATCTTTTTCTTAAAAACATTAGATAAATGAAATAACCAATTACCTTCATTTAGTTTATTATCTAATTCAGGTTTATAACTAAAGTCATGATGATGATCTATATTAATCAAATTGTATTCATCATATCCATGTTCAAACATTGGATACATAGTGTGATGAACTAATGATGTAATTACATTAGTATGAGTATATAACAAAGGTATTATAAAACTTAACAACTCCTCTTGTTGTTTTAAAGAAAGTATCCAGTCACAATCTATTGATAATATATCAAGTTTTTTTATCATTATTTTGATTCAATACTTTCTGAAATACTTCTAAACCTTTATTAGTTACCTGTACAGTAATGTCTTGTACAATATCAGGTCCTTCTTTCTTCTCTTTATATTGTTCGCCAGTTTTTGTATTTCTATATGTTACTATAGTTGTACAATCTATTTTTGGTAAATTATCCGTTTTCATTCTGTCTATCTATTAAAGCATAACTTACAGCACCTGTTATTTCATTTGCTGTACCTGCTTGTACTTTAATAACATCTCCAGCCTCTAAATTCAAGGATTCTTTTACTAAATTTTCTGTGGTTTTATTTAATTGTGAGTGTGATATTTCAACGTCAGAACCACCTGATTTTTTTAAATACAAATCTACATCAACATTACTGGCATTTGCATGACTAGCTTGTACCATTTTGACTATAGCAACTGACGTAGTGTTAATAGTTAACACTGTAGTTAAGTTAGTAGTTGTTAAATCAAATGTTTCGCTTTTATATTGTATTGTCATGACATGAAATAGTTAAACGCATCCTGTTCGTTTTTTAAATCCTGTTGAAAAGAAAAGTTTAATTGATTCTGTAATGTAGTCATAGACTCTAGTATCTGTCTTTGGTTCTCTACATCGTATTCTTGTTTTGGTTCAGGTATGTAATTAGTTACTTTAGCCATTAATAACCTTGTCTTCCTGTACTTCGTCTAGATGAGAACTGACCACTACCTGCGGATGTTCCTCCTCTATCTGCACGTGAGGTACTAAAACCACCTCTTTGATTTGTAAAATTTTGTTCTCTAGCACTTCTATAAACTTCAGGCATAGCTTCTTGAGCTCTTTCAGCTTGTTTACGTTCTCTCCTTCGCATCATATATTCTGCTCCAGTTCTTGATTGACCAAAATCTGTATTACGTAATCTTTGATTAAATCCAGATAATGATTCTAAACCACCTCTAAGTAAATTCATAGGTGTAGGAAGTTTTTGTAAAAATTCAAATAGTTTAGCAATACCTGTTCTAGTTTCTTTTATTTTGTTTATATCATCTTCATCATCGGGTTCATTAGCAACACCAAAAGAAGTGTCAAAACCTAATGAATCAGGTGCTTGACTCATGATGCCTAAATAAGGATTTACATTTTGTTTTGCTAAAAAAGTTGGATTTTCGTAAGGTTGAAAAGGAAGTATAGTTCCTACTCTTGGATTAAAGTCTGTAAATCTTGCTACACCATCTGTAGGTCTTAAAGGGTTGTTATTAAAATAATTTCTAAAATCTCTTCTTCTATCAAAATCTACAGGGACATTACCCGATAAATCATAACCTCCTGTAGCCATTGCATTGTCTATAAAACTTTTATTTCTGTATTCGTATCCTGGCCCCATTGCTTTAAGTAAATTAGATGTAGCAATATTAGAGGGAGTATCTTGATAAAGACCTTCATAATTAATCTGAGGGTTTGCCGATGCTTTTATAACATCCATTAAACTGTATATACCATCACCTAAATATGCCATTATCTTCTTCCGTCCGGTTGTGCATCAAGTCTTAACGTTCCATATCTCCACGTTTCACCTGTGCTATCGTTTTCTATTTTAACTGACACTAATCTTCCTCTAGCTCGAGTATCTACTTTATCAGTAGTTTTTGTAACTGTAAAGGGTCCAAGAGGAGAACTTACAGCCACATCGTCTGGGTAAGAACTTACAAATAAGGTAATTTTAGCATTGCCTTCTTGATATTTAAAATCAGGTATAAATCGTCTTACTGCCATAAAATATTCTCCATCACCTCTATAATCAGCAACACCAGTTGCTTGACCTAAAGCACTACGTCTTGATGTTATGTCCCAATCTCCAGATCGTATAAACGCAGGTATTGCAGTTGTTGATGTACTATTGACTTGATCGGTACCATTCTCATGTTCATAATAAATAGTAGCTCCATATCTATTTGTAATTCCTAATATATCAGGAAATACAGGGGTAGCTGTATCATTATAATCAGTGGCATAAGGAAGATTAAACACTCCTTGATCAGCGTATGTTGTTCTATCTAAAGATGATGTTGTCCATACATTTTCAGAATAATTATAAGTTACACATCTATCTATTTGTTCAGATCCTGATTTTGGATAAAACCAATTTACTTCTGTATATAAATTATTTGGACCTGCAAAGATAACATCTCTTGCATTAAAGTTCAGTCCTAAATTATTTCCATCTGTACTAAAAACAAAATCTTCAACAAGACACGATAATGATTTTACTGTTCCATCAAACGCAAAAAATCCACCCTGAGATCCCATCCAAAATACAGTACCATTAACAAAGGTAGCTGCATGTTGGCCAATACATCCACAATTGGTACCAACCTGTCTAACACTAAAGGTAAACGGTGGACCAACAAATTGAATAACGTATGCAGCAAGATCAGTTATAACAAACACATAATCTTTACCTTGAAGAGCTGCTCTTATTTCATTACCTGTGTCTAATCTAAACGTACCAGCAGTGTTGGTAGCTGTTGGTGTGTATGTATTTAAATCTTCTTGATTAGAAAATCTTACAAACATTGGATCTTGGGTTGTTGGATCACCAATAGTTGTTTCTGTTCCAAAGTGAAATAAATGTCTGTCTCTATCTGAGACTAATGTAAATCTAGTGGTTGTAGGATTATTTGTTGTTTGAAAATTTGTAGTTG